GATCGCGAAGCTGACAATAGCCTTGAGGAAGTTCTGAGACAGAGCCATCAGAGATCGCATCACGGTACTCAAACAAGTGGTAAGCGAGGATCTTGATGGCTCGGATGGTTGACTTAGGTACGGCGTCGTATGATGCGTAGCCAGTGGTGTAAGTGATGGTGATTGGGTAGGGTTGCTCATCGTTGATCTCTTCAAAGACTTCTTCCCAGTTCTCAGCCCATAGCTTGGATGGTTCTGAAGTGTAGAGAGTGTAGTCGGAGGATGATACGGTTCCGGTGGTCAGATCGTCTTTAATGTACGTGAAGGTTGTGATCTCAGTAACACGTCCGAATGGCAGGAAGAACAGACCATCAGGATTGCAAAAGGCATCGTACGGGAGAGTCAGTGTAACAGGTTTGCGGAGAATGAATCTCCACTGTTCCTTCTCACAGATCGAGATGCACTCGTGGAGTAAGTCTTCCAGATCGACTGGCAATAGTTCCGTAGGTGTTTCTGGATCGAAACCAATGTTACGCTTGGTGGCATCCAGCAGTGTGGTGCCCACAATCGTACTGAGTGCAGCTTCACTGGCAAGATCAACGTACATCGGCATGAATGATCTCCAAAAGACAAACCGCAGTACAGCCACCCCCTGAACTGTACTGCGGCTGTTTACCCTCTTGCGAAGGTTGTACTAAGCTGTGACGCCTGTTCCGGTTGGAGTCAGGTCGCTGTACTGGTGCAGGGTTGTAACCTGAACAGCAGCATCCAGCGTGTTGGCGTTGGTACCAGTCAATCGGAATACGACTGACAGAAAGACAACGCCAGCAGCATCCTGAGCGTAGCTGACTTCTTCGCTGTCGACTTCGACTGCCATGTCCATGTTGGCCAGAGCAGCAGAGAAGGTGCAGGTCTTGATGGTCGTGTAACCGCTCAAGCCGTCAGCAGCGGTGGAACCAGCAACTGTAACGGTCAAAGCACCAGTCAGGTCAGCATCGTTGATGACCAGCATGGCTTTGTCGAACAGGATGTCGATGACGTGAGCATTACCGATGCTCCCGTTCATGGTGAGCGTCCCCAGAGCTTTGATTAAGCTCTTAGAGGACAAGTGAGTGAACTTCTGAGTAGCCATAGTATTTGTTCCTGTACAGGAGAAGAATCGAAACACGGAAGGGAGAGGGGCATGGTTCAGGTGAACCTTACTACATGCCCCTCAAACCTGCATGAACTATGCAGTCGTCTTGGACAGGACAACGAATGGTGACAGAGTCAGACCAGCCTTGGCAGGAGTCAGCACTGACTTCCACCACGGACGAGCATCGTCGAAGCTGGTGAAGAGGAAGACTTCTTCTCGTTCGAGGAAGCGTACATGGATGCTGCGTGTCAGCGTACCAGTTCCGCGTTCACCGTACAGTACCTGCGTTGGGTTGACGCAAGCGAGGAAGTTGTCGTTCCACTCGCTGATGGCTGAACCATCCTGACCGCTGGTGATACCGTTCATGTACTCTGTCCAGATGATTGGACGACCAAGCAGCATGTCTGGGTTGGCAGAGTCAGCAGGGTAGAACAGCTTCACGAGGCCAGCGTTGTTTGGCGACTCGATGTGCAGCGTTGCGATCGTCGGGAACAAGTCCAGAGAGCACAACCATACTGCATTCTCGTAGCCCCAGACTCGCTGACGCATCTTGAGGATGTTGGTGCCGTTGACGATAACAGTCGTAGCCTGACCGTTTTCACGGAGTACAGTCAACAGTGCTTCGTTGCTGGCGTGCAGCATACCCAGAGGTCGACCGATACCATTACCATTCAACAGTTCGTTGATGCGGTAAGAGCGAGCTTCCTGACGCAGACCCTGATCAATCAGAGCAGCGATAGACAGAGGACTGTCTGACATCAACTGATTAGTAGCTGCAGCAGCACCATTCAGTTCATGTGCCTTCAGAGAGATCATCTCCATGGCATTCTTGCTGAGCGTCGGAGCAGCAGTTTCCTTACCTCGGTAGACTCGGAATCCACCAGTCACCGAAGTGCTGTGGTCTTTGTCAACTCGGGCAGGAATGTCAACCGTTGGAGCGGTCATCGGGATACGAGTCATCTTGCTCGTAAGCTGGTCAGCTTCTGGCTCAAGCTGCATGACCGTGTTGATGAAGCCACGAGGTACGGTGATACCTGCTGCTTCCCAGTTGGCCTTGCTGAATTCGTCAGATCCTACTGCGTCCATCACAGCAGCTTTCAACCGTGGGTCGATTGCTTCTGGACTGCGGGACTTGTAGGCGTTGACAACAGCACCGAGGTATTCCTGCTGGTTCTTGAAGCCGAACTTCTCCTTGTCGTCTTCCCATGCTGGGCGAGTATGTACGCCCTTGGAGAAGTCGAAGGTTAGCCCACTTGTCGCATTGGCAATACGAGACGTGGCGAGCAGTGCAGCCTTACGCTCAGCGAGACCGGCAGGAGTCTTGCTCAGTGCATTCTGAACCGCTTCAATGCGATCCACAGCATCTGAGTAAGCCTGAGCGTCTTCAGATGAGAGCTTATCACCCTTGGCATCGAAGACTTCGGTGACAGTAATGAGACGAGTTCGTTCGTCCTGAAGCTGGTTGACGGTCATCTTCGTGATGTCGTCGTGTTTAGCAGGCGTATCGTTGAAGACGAGTACGCGATTAGCGATGGCAGAAGCCATGACAAAACCTCCTAGATTGTGATGTGGCATCTGGCTTCTGCTTATGTGCGTTGCTGTGGGCATAGCCTTTGACACGGTAAGAATAACAGCATGACGGAAACCCGTCAACTACTTAATTGCAAAATTCTTTCGAAGATTCAAAGCTCTAATTCTAAGAGCATTTACGTCTACTACATTTTGTGCAATAGATATGTCTGCTCGGTTCTTGACTGTGTCTGGGATGTGCAGACAGTTAAGGATGGCAGTATCAGGTTTAGCGTTTCGAACAGAGTGGAACAGGCCGTTTGTAACAGCTTCTGAAGCAGACATGTAAGTCTCAGCTTCCATAAGTGTCTTCACCTGAGCCTCGTTCATAGAAGTTCTGGTAGTGAAGATATCTACGATGCTGTTGCGGTGAGACTCCCAGCGGTTCTGTACGTTCTGGATCTCGTTGAGTGAGTCGATCTTAGCGTACAGGTACGGGTTGTGCATCATGAACAGACCGCCATTACATATCTGTCGCTCTGAACCAGCGAGTGCCAGCCAGCCAGCAGAACTGAATGCGTATCCGTCAACGATGGTTGTAACCTTTCCGGGATGTTCCAGCAAGCGGTTGTACATTGCCAGAGCAGCACCAACCTCACCACCTGAAGAGTTGATACGGACGTTGAAGTCGCGTGGTGCGTCCTTCAGGAAGTCTGTAACATCGGCGGGTGTAGCGAAGTTGAACGTCTCACCATCGTATGTCTTCTGAGGCATGATGATGTCGTAGATCAGCAGTTCGTCAGCCTTGTTGAAGGTGACCTTGCACTCCAGTGTTTCACCAGAAGGCAACTGCTTACGATTCAATACAAGTGACTTCATTGTCGATTCCTTCTGGTGATTTCTGGTTGGATACCCAATCTGCGACGACGTTGTCCAGAGTTGATGGACCAATGGTGATCAGGTCTTTCCAAGGTGCTAGCTGGTCCATCAGCATTCCGTGGAACTTATCGTTGTAGAACTCAGCCTTGGCAGCATCGAAGTCATCAGGACGAGACTGCTTCTTCTGATCGAGGACACGAGTCTCGTACTGCTTCAAGCCGTTGATGACGTTGAGAAATGCTGACTTGACTCTCTCTTCAGCATTACGAATACGCTTGTCGATGTTGTCGCCCGAAGGAGACTTATCCATCTTGCCTCCTGATGGAGCTTTGGCTGCTTCAGCTTTCTCCGTGACTGCTGCATGCTCTTCGGCAGAAACCATACCTTCGTTAGTCTTCTTGGTGGTTTCAATCTGAGCTTCGGCCATGTCATTGGCAAGGTCAGCACCTTCCTCCAGATGCAGGGAGTGCTGTACGGTCATCAGGTTAACAGGAACGTAACGCAATGAACTTGACTCGTCGTTAGGGTCAATGTGCATACCGAGCAGACCAGCACCATAAGTCCTGTCGATGAAGCCGATCTCGAACAAGTTTCTGAGAGCAGTAGTAAACTTGTCGATGACGTTACGGTAGAGGTACAGTAACTCGAACTCGAAGCAGTACAGCATCTGAGATGGCAGAGGAATAAGCTCCGACTTGAACTGACCTGCAATACGTGAGAGTAATGGGCCGATACCAGTCTGGACGAACAAGGCTACTGCTTGTGACAGATCAGCATCACCAGCTTTGGTTCCCATGTAACTGTGGAGCAGAGCAGGGGGGATGTTCAGCCCACGAGCTACGTCTTCCACGCTGAAGGCACGAGTCTCGATGAACTGGAGATGCTGGAATGGGATACCCATGTGAACAGGCTTGAGTCCCTGTTCGAGGATACGGGTACGGAAGATGTCCTCCAGTGGAGCGTTGGGGTCGTCTGTGAAGTTAGCTTCGAGACGCTTCAGGACTTCAGGAGCCAGTCGGTTCTCTGTGGTCAGGAACATCTGCGTAGCGATACCACGACTGTAAAACTTCCAGCCGAACTCCTCAGAAGCACGGTATAGATCCAGAGACACCTCAGAGCACTCTACGAAGCCGATAGCACGGTGGTATTCCGTATCGAGGACTTTACCCTTGAAGTGGGCGATGTCGCTCTTAGGCAGCAGCAGAGGCTCTGTACGGATGTCGCGGGAGGAGACGCCTGTGTCAATGCGGTACAGGAGTTCGCCTTGGACTGCTTTACGACCTGTGGACAGTTGCTCCTGACCAGAGGCACGAGAGATGTTTCCTCGGGTAATTCTGGATGGGTGAATGTAGTACAGGCGGGATGTGCGGCCTTGTTGGTCACGCTCTCGGTAGAAGTAACAATTACCATCCATCAGAACATCGTAGACGATTGTCAGGAGACCGTCGTCGGAGGATAGTTCTGGATGAAAGTAATGGGAGAAGATACGAGATGCTGGGTTGTCCGTTGTTGGTACGACTTTAGTCTTGGCTTGTGAGCCAGCTTCCAGTGCGTACATACGACGTGGGATAGAACCAATCATGCCAGTGTAAATGTCGATAGCACACTTGACAGCAGACAGCTTCAAAGCAGCAGTCGTGTTGTTGGTATACTGCTTCTCGTGGTTC